CCGATGCCGGATCTTGCCGACACGGTAGCTGTTGCTCCGGTAACGGAGAGTGTCCCGGCTCACCTCGGTTCGGCTGGAGCTGAAATGTACCGGCGCATCGTCGCGGGTGCTGCGTGGCTCGCCGAGACCGATAAGCCGACGCTTGAATTGCTGTGCGAAAAGGTCGACCGGCGCGAGCAAATGAAAGCGCAGCTAGCCCGCAGTGAGCTTGTGCTCTTCACTGACAAAATGTACGCCTACCCCAATCCGCTGGTTGGCATGCTTTCCACCATCGAAAGCGAGATTGCCAAGCTACTCAGCGCGCTGGGGCTTACACCGACGGATCGCACCCGCATGGGCTTGGCAGAGGTCAAGGCGCGTAACGCGTTTGAAGACTTCCTATCCAAGCAAGCGAGCCGGTAGGCAGTAAATTTACTACCCGGAGCCGCCGTGTCTACGCCATACCTGCTGACGCCGGTTGCGGCCGAGGATATCGAGCGGGGCGACGGGAATTCCTTTGTGAATTTCAGTCAGTCGTTCCTCCGGGTGACCAAGGATTCTGTCGGCGGTTCCTCCGGCTCGCTGCTGGAGTTTCGGCCGTGGCAGCGTGAGCTATTCCGGCGGCTACTGGCGAGGCGCCCAGACGGGCGATACAAGCACCGGCAAGCGCTCATAGGCATGCCCCGTAAGAACGGGAAGTCGGCCGTCGGCGCTGCGCTGGCGATTTACGGACTGGTGTCCGGGCCCAAGGGCGGCGAGGTCTACTCCATCGCTGCCGATAAGGAACAGGCTCGAATCGTTTTCGGCACTGCCCGGAAAATGATCGAGATGGCGCCGGAAATGGCGAATAGCTTCAATGTCTATCGGGACGCGATTGAGCTACCGGCCACCGGGTCTGTCTATCGCGTGCTCAGCGCTGAGGCTTTCACCAAGGAGGGGCTTAACCCTCACCTCACGATTGCCGACGAGGTGCACGCACAGCCGACACGTGAGCTATGGGATGTTATGTCCCTCGCCAGCGGTGCGCGTGTTGAACCGATGATGGTGGGTATCACCACGGCTGGCGTGAAGTCAGATAGCTCCGGGGGCGACTCGCTGTGTTACGGCATGTATCAGTACGGCGAGAAAGTCATTCGGGGCGAGATCGCTGACCCGGCTTTCTACTTTGAATGGTGGGGAGCGCCGGAGGGTGCCGACCACCGAGACCCGGCAGTGTGGGCAGCCGCTAACCCCGGCTTCAACGACATTGTCAGCGAGGAAGACTTTCACTCGTCTGTGCTGCGCACGCCAGAGGCGGAGTACCGCACCAAGCGACTCAACCAGTGGGTTTCCACCGCTCAAGCCTGGCTGCCTGCTGGAGCTTGGGACGACTGCGAGGCGGCTGACGCCGTAGACATTCCCGATGGTGCTGAGGTTGTCTTGGGCTTTGACGGCTCATTCAACAACGACTCAACCGCGCTGGTTGTGGTCAGCTGCCCGGCCAGCGAGGACGATAAGCCGTTTGTCGACGTGGTCGCAGCATGGGAGAAACCGACGGACGCTGACAACGGTTGGGCCGTCGACATTTTCGACGTTGAGGAAGAGATTCGCAAGGCTTGCCGACGTTGGCAGGTGCGCGAGATTGTCTGTGACCCGTTCCGCTGGGCACGCACCTATCAGATTCTCGAATCTGAGGGACTGCCGATCGTGGAATTTCCGCAAAGCCCCTCGCGCATGGTTCCGGCCACGCAGCGATTCTATGAAAGCGTCATGAATAAGACGCTTGAGCATTCCGGTGATCCGCGCCTCGCGCGCCACCTTGCTAACTGTGTACTCCGTACCGACTCGCGCGGCTCGCGGCTGTCGAAAGACGCTAAGGGTTCGCCCCGGAAGATCGACCTCGCAGTATCCGCTGTGATGGCGCTTGAGCGTGCGTGTCAGGAACCGGAACCCGTACCCGTGCCCCAGTTCTTTTCTTGGGCTGACCTTTAGGGGGAAACCCGTGAGAAAGCTAGCGGGCAAGTTGACCCGTTCGCTCGCTGCCAACGTGCTTGGTATCGTCGGCGCTGGCGTGCTGGTTGATGCCGCGTGGCGCTGGAGCACTACGGCCGGACTGGCAGCGCTCGGCGTGGTCGTGCTGCTGGTCGGTTGGGCGGTTGATGAGTAATGGGTGTCTTCACACGCGCTGAAAAGCGCTTTTACGCGCCCTCCGGCGGAGGTGACCCATGGGTGATCCCCTCTAACGGCTCGCTTGCCGCCTACACAGCCGCTGGTGTCCCCGTGACGGACGAAACGGCCATGCAGCTACTCGCGGTTGCCGCGTGCGTTCGTCTCCTGTCAGACGCCGTTTCAGGCCTCCCGTTCGACGCTGTCCGGGCCAAGGGTGAGATCCGGGAAACGATCGAGCCACCCCCGGCTATCGTCGCTGACCCGTTCGGCGGAGCAAGTACGGCCGGTTTGCCGACACGGCGCCAAGGCTTTGTTCAGATGATGGTGAGCTTGCTCCTGCGCGGTAACGCGTACTGTCTTGTGCTCGCCCGCGATTCCTACGGACGGCCCCAGCGGCTCCGCGTGCTCCACCCCGATCGGGTCGACTGCACCTTTGACGCTTACGGCCAGCGGGTTTACAAGATTGACCGCGTGCCGGTCGACTCGCCGGAAGACATCATCCACATAATGGGTATGGGCATGCCCGAGCACCCGACCGGCATGAGCGTGATTTCGTACGCCCGGCAGTCCATCGGACTTGGCTTGGCCGCTGAAGAATTCGGCGCGAGGTTCTTTGGCGAGGGTGCGCACATGACGGGCGTACTTGAGATTGAAGCGGATCTCGACAGAGACCGGGCCCGTCAGCTCAAGGAATCGTTCAGCGCGTCGCATTCCGGCCTCAAGAATTCCCACACGGTTGGCGTGCTGTCCGGTGGAGCCAAGTGGAAGCCGATCAGCGTTTCGCCGGAAGACGCACAGTTCCTCGGTACCCGTGCCGCGCAGAACCTTGATATTGCGATGATCTTTGGCGTTCCGCCGCACATGCTTGGACAGGTGGACAAGACCACGTCTTGGGGCACCGGCATTGAACAGC